GGTCTGTGCCTAGGCAGAGACTATCGGCAGACAGACACTACTCCGCAGTACAGTCTCTGTCTTGTAGTAGTAATCTGTACTCTTTGACCCTACAGTTATTAAACTACGGTCGGAGTATGTATAGTATCTCTACCTAAAATATTTCTGTACAATAGGACCCCAGTACTGTCTGACCTGCAGTTTTATAAATATTTCTATAGAAAGTGTTCGTTTGACCTATTTGAACGGATTAATATATATAGACAGTAAAATATATTCGCAAGTCTTTTTACAGCCTTGCTCATACTGTTACAATAGACTGTACTAAACTGCTACAAGGCAGGTGAATACTGTCCATACTAGGGGGCTAGATGACGTTCGAAAAGGGGGCAACTAACCCCAAGACGGCTAAGACAAATGAAGCCAAAGAGCAGGTGCTTATGCTGGTGGCTGAGGGTATGTCCCTCGCCAAGGCAATGGAGAAGGTGGGCTCGAAGCCCGATACCGCTCGCATCTGGATATACCGAGATGCAGATTTTGCCCGTAAGTTGGAGCAAGCCAAAGAGGATGCTAAGAGCAACTCTATCAAAGCCCTTGGTATCCCCAAGGAAGATATTACCTTTGCCCAGTTCTCTGAGATGTTCTTAGGCTCCCGAGTCTTCCCACATCACCAGGACTGGATTGACCTCATTGAGGGAAAAGAACCTTCGTGGCTCCACCCCTCTATGACCTATGACCCAGGGGACCAGACTAGACTGCTAGTCAATGTGCCCCCTGAGCATGCTAAGTCCACCGTCGTCACGGTGAACTACTCGACCTACCGTATCGCCATCAACTCTAACGTCCGCATCATCGTGGTCTCTAAGACGTTGAACAAAGCACGTGAGTTTGTGTACTCAATTAAAAATAGGTTGTCCCACCCTCGTTACGCCAAGATGCAGAATGCGTTCGGTCCTGAAGGCGGTTGGAAGGGTGACGCAGATACCTGGCGTGTAGATACCGTCTACCTTGGTGGCGATGCGCGTGATTCATCTGAGAAGGACCCGACTATCCAAGCCCTAGGTATGGGTGGACAGATTTACGGTGCTCGTGCAGATTTGATTATTTTGGACGACTGCATTACTACGGCTAACGCCCATGAGTATGAGAAGCAGATTAACTGGCTCCAGAAGGAAGTTATTACCCGTCTGGGCAAGAACGGTAAGTTGCTTATTGTGGGCACGCGAATTGCCCCTACAGATTTCTATAAAGAGTTACGTGACCCGAAGTACTGGTCTAACGGTAAGAGCCCATTTACCTATATGGGTATGCCCGCAGTCCTTGAGTACAAAGAGAAGGTTGAAGACTGGGTGACCCTATGGGGTCGTTCTGATATTCCTTGGGACGGGGATGAAGATACTCCAGATGCAGATGGTCTATATCCCAAGTGGAATGGCGAAGCCCTTAATAAGAGACGTGGTGAAGTTACCGCTTCTACTTGGGCGCTTGTCTACCAGCAAGAGGATGTGACTGAAGATGCAATCTTCTCAGCACCTTTGGTGCAAGGCTGTGTCAACGGTATGCGCAAGCGCGGTCCGCTTGACCCAGAGAGGCTTGGACATCCTAGCCGTGTCAGTGGCTATACCATTATTGGTTTTGACCCTGCTATGACAGGTAACTCTGCATTTGTAGTTATTACTTATAACTCAGCAGATAGCCGTATATATGTGCTTGACTGTATAAACATGTCGGAGCCTACACCAGCCAAGATTAGAAACACGATTGAAGAGTTGGTAGTTAAGTACCGACCTAACGAATTGCGTGTAGAGATTAACGCTCATCAGAAGGGCTATGCCCTAGATGATGACTTACGTAATTGGCTTGCCCAGTATGGTTGTGATTTAAAACCACACTTTACTGGCAAGAACAAATGGGACACAAACTTGGGCGTAGCATCTATGTCTACGTTCTTTGGAACCCTACGTGAAGGCAAGTTCCAAGATAACAACTCAATCGAGTTCCCATCTACTGAAGGTTCAGAGGGCATGAAGTCCTTGCTTCAGCAGTTGATGACTTGGAAACCTAACACTAGAGGTAAGACCGACTGTGTGATGGCGCTTTGGTTTGCTGTATTGCGTGCCAAGGAATTAATGCAAGCGGCATCTTTTACCAGCCGCTACAAAGAAAACCGTTGGGCAACTAAAGCGCAACTATCAAAACGGCAAACAATTAACCTAGACGCTGCTTATCAAGAGCAGTGGCAAGAAACATTCGGATAGGAACTAACATGGCAGCACCACTCGTAGGAGCAGCAGCACTAGCCGCTGCTAAACTTGTAGCACGAAAGATGGCTAAGGACGCAGCAAAAAAGTCCGTTAAGAAAGCAATTAAAACTGCTAAGAAGACTAAGCCACTTGCTGAACCTAAATCTGCTGTTCGCGTAAAGCCTGCGGCTAAACCAATTGGCAATCCTCCTAATAATGCAAAGGCTTGGGAAAGTGTTCTTTCTAGCGTTTCTCGTGGTGGTGTAGGTCGTACTGTTGGGAAGGCAAGAGATGCTCGTGTTGCAAATGCTGGCAAGCCAAAAGTTAATAAGCCTAAGGCTCGCAAGATGAACCAGAGCGAAATTAAAAAGTTTGAATCTAATATTGATAAACTTGTTTCAAAAGAAAAAATGTCTCGTGCAAAATTGGAAGAAGTTCCATCGGGAGTATCTGCTCGCTTTGCAGCAACTAATGCTCGCTTGGCAAAAGAAGCAGCAAAGAAAAAGAAGTCTAAGTAATTTTTAATCAATCGTTAGGACAATAATGTTAACAGTTAAGCAGATTGCGGCGCGTGTTGAGTCGCTTAAACACCGCGCACGCGAGCGCGATTCTAGACATGAAGATGTCCTAGCAGTACGTCGTGGTCAAATTTCTAGCGTCTATCCTGACTTCTTTCCAGACGGAGTAGATGCAAACGTAGTAGCAAACTTTATTGACATTGTTGCACGCGACCTATCAGAAGTAATGGCTCCGCTTCCAGCGATTAACTGCTCTGCAATTAATCAAGTAGAAGATAAATCACGTAAGTTTGCCGATACACGTACACGTATTGCTGCAAACTACTTCATCAATTCCGATTTACAGGTGCAGATGTATACTGGTGCAGACTGGTACATCACATTTGGTTTCGTCCCATTCATCATAGAATTCGACGAAGAAGCAAAACTGCCACGCGTTCGCATAGAAAACCCTGTAGGTGCTTACCCAGAGTATGACCGCTATGGGCGTTGCATTGCTTTTGCTAAGAAATACCGCATGACAATGGCAGAGTTGGTTGCTCAGTTCCCTGAGCATGAGGCTGGCATTCTTGGTGATGATGGTTATGACCAGGATATGAACGGCTACCTAACTGTAATTCGATACTACGATAAAGAGCAGTCTGTAATTTATATTCCAGACCGCGGAAACTACGCAGTATCAACAGCGGAAAACCCACTAAAGAAGATGCTAGTCCATATCGCACGTCGTCCATCTGTAGATGGAGAGATGCGTGGACAGTTTGATGATGTACTTGGTATTCAGTTGCTTCGAAATCGTTTTGCATTACTTGCAATGGAAGCAGCAGAGAAGTCAGTACAAGCACCGCTTGTCTTACCTAGTGATGTGCAGGAGTTTGAGTTTGGTGGCGACGGTGTCATCCGCACAAACAATCCTGCTGGTGTTCGTCGTGTAGAACTTCCTATCCCTGCTGGTGCATTTAATGAACAGCAGATTCTACAAGGAGAACTGCGTACTGGAACGCGTTATCCAGAATCACGTACTGGTAATGTTGATGCGTCAATTATTACTGGTCAGGGTGTGCAAGCACTCATGGGTGGATTCGATACGCAAGTTAAATCTGCTCAGGCTATCTTTGCCTCAGCGCTTAAGAACGTTATCTCAATTTGTTTTGAGGTTGACGAATTAATATTTGACGAAAAGAAAACAATTCGTGGCGTAGACGCTGGTGCTCCATATGCACTTGAGTACACACCATCTAAGAATATTAAGGGTGACTATTCTGCAGATGTTCGCTACGGCATGCTGGCTGGGCTTAACCCAGCACAGGGACTTATTTTTATGCTTCAAGCATTGGGTGGCGATTTAATTTCCGTTGACTTGGCTCAACGAGAAATGCCGTTTGGCATTAACGTCACACAGGAACAAGAGAAGATTGAAGTTGAGAAACTTCGTAAGGCTCTCATTGGTTCACTACAAGCATATACACAAACAATTCCACAGATGGCTTCTCAGGGACAAGACCCTCTACCTATCATTCAGAAGATTGCTATGGCAATCAAGGGACGTAAAGAAGGTAGACAGATTGAGGATGTTATTGAGGAAGTGTTTACACCAGAGAATCCCCCTGCTGGGACTCCAGTCGAGCAACCCGTCCCCTCTGCTCCTGGCGCTCCAGTAGGGGGCGCTCCTGCACAAGCACGACCAGATTTGCAAATGCTGCTTAGCCGTTTAGGTTCTGACGGTCAAGCATCAGGTTCAGCACAGATTAGACAACAACAAATAATTTAGAAGGGATAATCATGGCAGCACGTAAGAAGCCAGTACGCAAAGCAAAAGTAGCAACCGTACTTAATGATGATTATTCTGCGCTAGAAAAACATTGCATTGCAATTAATGAATACTACAAAGCGCTACGCGTTGCAGGATTTTCAGAACCAATTGCACTATCAATGATTCAAGATGTTGAGTCTTACCCAGACTGGATTATTCCAGACCTACCAAACAAAATTGATAATATTCCATACGACGATGAGGATGATGACTAATGGCTGAAACAAGAGGCGGATACCGCAAGCCAGAAAACCCAGCACCTACATCAGGTCCTGGTGCGCTATCACAGCGCACAGATGGTGGACCAGCACAAGGCGCTAAGTATATGCCTGGTATGCCATATGGTGAAAACACAATGGCGCAGCAAACTGCAGCACCTATGTCTGGCGGAAGCCCAATGCCAAAAGCACCAGAACTTCCTACAATGCCATCAGTACTTTCATTGAATGCTCCAACAGAAAGACCAGATGAGCCACTAACTGCTGGATTAGATATTGGTGCGGGTCCAGGTTCAGAAGCAATGCCTAATATGGGTAATCGTTCGCAGTCTTTAATTGACACTATTCGTTACCTAACACAGTTTGACCCATCGGGAGATGCGGAATTAATTTATAGGAAACTCACAGACCAGGGGTACTAATGCAATATCTAAAGCCAGTTGTTGCTGAAGTATCTCCTAATCTTTATACTGCTGCTAAGACTGCAAACTTAAAGCCTGGTGAAATTAATCAGGTAGAACAAATGAGTTATGCAATTAAGAAGCACCGTCAGTTAACAAAGATGGAAGGCGACACTGCTCGCAAAGAGTTTGACCGCCTTGGTGGTAAAGCACAAGAGCAACTAAAGTTTCTATTTAAAGATGCTGACTATTTACAGCCAATGCCTACTGCTACTGACAAAGTACAGGGTGTTCTTGGTGGTGCTCTAAAGGTTGCAGCAAGCCCATTGATTGGTCTATTCAAACTTGGTGGTCAATATAACCGACTTATCAACACACCGTATAAGGTCGCTCGTCAGGTTGCACAAGGCGAAGATTTGTTTGATGGCAAGACATGGACTGATGCTTGGAATGGCACAGACATGTATGATGTCGGAGCACTAGATAAAGCAAAGAATTACTTTGGTAACGAAGATGTATTTGTTGCACAAGGATTACTAGATGGTAAAACTCCTGGAGAAATCCTTGAGTCATATGGAAAGATTGACGAGAAGGTTCTCGCTTCAATTCAAAAAGCATATGATGATTCAAGTAACTTCAAACAGGTAATGGACAATGTTAAGTTTGCCCAGATTAGCCCAGGTCGTGACCTTGTTCGTATGATGGCTACAAAGCCACCAAAGGGTGGCGGACCTACATATGACTATGTAAATAACCAAGAGAATAAAATCTCTGGAACTGTAGACTTTATTTACCAGATTGCTATTGACCCACTTACCTGGCTTACAGGTGGTCTCAGCAAGGGTGTCACTAAAGGTGAGCGAATTAAGAACAGCATTCTTAAGGCTGTTGATAACGGTATCCCAGTTGAGCGTGCAGTAGAGACTGCATTTAAAACTGAACCTAAGTTAGTAAAACTTTGGGAAGAAGACCTTGGACCAGCAATCAAGAAGTATGATGAAGCAACTGGTGCTGCTAAGGCTGAAGCATTTAGAGAAATCTCTACTAACTTTCCTGGATACGCAGACCGTCAGGCTGTAGAAGTTCTTGCACGTGGAAAAGTATTTAGCGCTAAGGGCGCACAGGATTACTTTGAAGGTGCTTCTAACCTGCACCTAATGATGTCTGGTCGCGTTGACGGCATGACTTACATGCGTAACGGTGTCGTTACTGCTAAGAAGCGTCGCTTGCTTGGTGAAGAATTTTCTAAGTATCTTGATGGTGTATTTAACAATACATCTAAAACCACATTTGCTGGTGCTGGTCGTTCTGCTGAAGAAGTAGATAAGGCTATGGAGCCAGTAATAAAGGCTTTCTTAAATCCAGAAGATACAATGAAGCGTCTGACAAGTCCAGACAAAGCAGACTTTGGAGTTGTGCTAGAAGCAAACAAGGAGATTAAACGCTGGAAGCGTATTGGTCAACTTGCTTCTCGCTCTCCTGCTGGAGCAGAAGTACGCACAGGTCGTAATGCAATTACTACTGCTGCTAATTTTACTGCTCGTGCTCGTCTATTACTACCACGTGATATGGCTGAAGCCCTTACTGTTAAGTTTCTAGCATCTAGTGCTGACGAACAATATGTAATTTTGCGTAACCTTGATGCATCTACTATGTACTCAATGGGTCTTGGCGGAGAAATCCGTGGAGAAGAACTCATTGAGAAGACATTGCTTAACAAGTATGGAACAACATCTGGCTTTGCTACTAAAAAAGAATCCAGAGTTAACCCAGAACACGCTAAACTTATGCCTGAAGGTGCAATTAAGCAGAACGAAAACGGTTTATACCTTGACGGCATTGGTCCAATCCATGCATACCAGTCAACATATGCTGTAGGTTCATTGCCTTATGACGAGATTGGCTCCATGATTTGGAGCATTAAGTCAAGTCGTGACGGAATCTCTAAGAAGAACTTAATTTATGCAGTTGGTGGTGCCACACAGGGTTCATTCTCAAAGAAGATAGTGGATGCTTGGTCTATCTTGACCCTATTCCCGCGTCTTGGTATCCGTTCTGCTATTGATGAAGCAACAATGTTTGTTCTTGCTGCTCCTTCACGTGACCTTCGTGCTTTTGCACTTGGCACTGGTCGCAAGATGGCTAACTTTACTAGAACATTTACAGGTTCAAGAGAAGCAACTGGACCAATTCGTGCTGGATTGCAAAAGGTACTCAATAAAACTGGGGCTAAAGTTCCAGCAGTTAAGGCAATCGGGCAGCGAACTAAGATTAATTCAGAAGAAGCGCTAACAGTTGCTGCTCGTGTTGATGCTATTGAGCGTTTGGCTAAATCATTAGATATTGATTCTGCCCTTCTTACAAATATGGAGAAGCGTGAAGTAATTGTAGACGAAGTTATGTCTATGTATAGCCGATACATTGATGCAGACTCTGCTGAGTATCTACGTCAAGCATTTATCCACCAGCCAGAGGCTTTGTACTCTGCTGCTAACTCTGTAGTTGGTCGAAGTGGTTTGTCTGGACAGTACGGTGAAGAAGTTCAGCGTGCAATTCTTACCCCATCTCAATTAAGTCTTGCAATGGATGAGACTGGTGTTAAATTAAATGCAGTATCAAAGGATATTGATATTGCTACGCTCACCGAGCGTGAGGCAACTCTTGTTCACTTTGAAAAGTTTGTAAAGCAGTTTGTTGGCAACAAGTTTGTTGTTAACGAAACAACAATTATTAACCCAGCAGAAACATTCTTTAGATACGAAGGGTTTAGACCTGGAGTAATTGACCCTAAGACTGGCAAAGAGATGCTTGAACTTGCTCTCGATGACTCAATGATGAAACTTGGGTACAGTTTTAACGGACTATCTGGTGTATGGGAAAAGGGAACAGGTAATGCTGCTAAGATTGCAGATGAATTCTTAGAAGCAAGTGCTAACACAGTATTCCAGCGTGCTAAGGGATACTCAGATGCTGATATTACCCGCATTCAACTTAGCCGTATGTTCAATGATATGTATGAAACCTTTAGCGGTGGAGTAGATAACTTTAATGAGAACCTATGGAATCTAATTAAACAGAATCTTCGAGAGATGAAGACTGATTTGAAGCGCACACCTACTTGGAATCAGGCTATTGCGAAGATTAGCCTAGATGATTTTGCAGATGCAACTGATGGTTTCCGTATTACTGGAACCGTTGCTAGCGAACTAGGTGTTGGCAACTATGCTGATACCGAGAATCTATTCAAGCGTTTAGGTAACGGCGCAATGGATATGATGGATAAGCAGGTTACTGGTATCTTCCGTCAGCCAGCAGTTATGGTTGCATATACTGGTCTGCGCAAGAAGTATGCTGGACTAGAGCGTGAATTCGCTCGCCAGCAATATGATGTACTGTCAGGTGGAGTATTTAAGAATACTCTTCCAGAAGCAAAGAAGTTAGAACTTAAGAAGCAAGCAGATGATATTGCTGAGAAGCGATTTACTGAACTTGCTACACGTGAGGCTGCAGATACAATCCTAAAGTTTGCAGATAACCCAGCAATTCGCTCCAACTTTGCTTTCTCGGCAAGAACTATTGGTCGTTATTATCGTGCAACAGAAGATTTCTACCGCCGTATTTACCGTTTAAAGGATGTATCTCCACGTGTTCTATACCGTATGCGCCTAGCGCATCTTGGTCTAGATGCTACTGGTATGGTTCATTACGACCAGGACAACGAGCCATACGTAATGATGCCTATGGATGATATTCTTTTTAAGGCTACAGATACAACTGTTCGTGTATTAACTGGTAAGAGTGGATACTCACAGCCACAGTTTAATGAGTTTACTCTTAAGTTGCGTATGGTTAACCCATCATTCTCACAAGATGCTGGTACTCCTACAATCTCTGGACCTATTGCTGGTCTAGGGGTAATTACATTTAAAAACATTCTTGGCTCTGTTCCAGGTTCATTACCGTTTATTGGTGAGAAGATTGACCCAACACTTGAGCAGACAGCAGAAGCAATAGATACATTTGCTCTAGGTAATCTTGGCGATAACATAGATATTAGAAGGGCTATTGTTCCTTCAAGCCTACAACGCATCTGGTCGATACTTCCATTTGATGAGAAGAACCGACAAGAGGTAACAGCAGCACAGCAGGCTATGGCTTATAATGCTGCTAATGGTCGCTTCTTAGACCCTAACTCTACAGAAGAAGAGAAGAACGAATACCTAAAGAACATTCGCATCTCTGCTCATAACGTTATTGCTTTGCGTAATATACTTGGTTTGATTTCTCCAGTTGCCCCTACAATGCAGGACAGCAAGGGTATTCCAGATTACATAAAAGATACAGGTATCACAAGCCTACGTTCTGAGTTCTTTGATATTCTCAACAGTGTATCAAAGATGAATCAGGGCGATGTAGATGACCCATATGAGTTGGCTTTATCTACATTTACTGGTAAGTATCCAGGCAAACTAATCTATACAGTATCTCCAACAGAAAAAGGCTCTAAGGTAGTTATTAAGAATACCGAGGGTCTTAAGAACTGGGCTATTAAAAACAAGGGTTTGATTAGTACATACGGTGAAGCAGCATATATCTTTGCTCCGCAGGTCGGAGAGTTTAATGCTGGCACATACAACTGGTTAAAGGCTGCAGGTCTCATTGAGACCAAGACGCTTGAAAAGTACTACCAAGACCTTATGGTTGCTGAAGATAAGAATACTTATTATCAGATTGGCAAGCAGGAGAAAGAAACCCTTGCTAATGAATCAGACCCTCAGATTAGAACACAGATTATTAAGCAGGCAACTGCAGCGCGTGACGCTCTGAAGGCTGCTAATCCGCTATTGAATCCAGCGCTTATTGGCGAAGGTAACAATATTGGTGATGAAGAAGTAATGCTTGGTCGCGTAGAGGAAATGATTGGCAATCCAAATACACCAGTCGAGGCTGCTACTCGTAAGAGAATGAGCACTGCTATTCGTCTAATGCGTGAGTACATAGCATTTGTACGTAACCCAGATATGGGCAATATTATTAATGGAACAGAACTAAAGGCTGAAAGAAAAAGACAAGTAGAAGCACAACTTAAAGAACTAACTACTGGAGACCCTTACATAACTGAGGCTAACCGAGCAATCTTTAGGTCAATACTTAACTTCTATTCGCGTGATTCTTACTTTGCATACAAGGAGTTAATGAGATAATGGCAGTTAATTATAGTAACTACCCAGCATATCGTGCTGCTGTTGAAAAGGTACAGAAACTTCAGAACCGTTTGAATGGTCCTAAGGGTACTAGCGGAACAGGTCTTGTTGATGCAATGGATAGAGTTGCTGCAAAAAGCGGCGAGACAAGTCCTGAATATATTAAGATTAAGGCTGAGTTCGATAAGGTTCAGGCTGAGTTAGAGGCAGCAACAGCATCCGCTAAAGCCATGCGTGAAAGCATTGATGCACAGGAAGAACAGAAGTCTACCGAAAAGAACGCCAGCAAAAAGAAAGCAACTGATGATGCTACAGTCAAGCAACTGGAGTTCCAAAGAGATTCTTTAAGACGCCAGAATAAGACTGAAGAAGCAGCGGCAAAGCAAAGAGAGATTGATGCTATCCGTAATCCAGTCACTGAAGAAGAAAAGGCTGCTGCTGGGGATGTAACCCTAGAAGAAGATAAGTTTAGTGATTACACTATAACCGATGGTATTGTTACAGCCAAAGGTGGAGCACAGGTTATATTCGTTGATGTAATTGACGGTCAAGGACGTGCAACACCAACTGAATATAAGTCAAAGGCTAAGGCAAGAGAAGCATTCTTAAAGAACTATTCTGGAAAAGACCAGATTACAAATCTTCAGAATCAACTACTTCAATCTAATTATATTAAACAAAGCCAGATTAATGATGGCACTTGGATTAATGGTCTTGATTCTATGCTTATTGCTAGAACAGCCAAGATGGTTTCTGATGTTAAGTATGGTGCTGGTACCGTTATCAGTGCAGAAGACTTCTTAAAGACAAAGAAAGAATCTGGTAGCACTACAAAGGTATATCGTAATCTATCTACACGTGGCGATGCTCGCCAGCAAATTGATGATTATCTTACAGACCTTACTGGCTCAAGAGCAAGCGATGAAGAGTACGAAGAATACTATAAACTTCTAAGCGCTGAAGAGCGCCGTCAGACAATGACAAGTTCTGGTGGAACTACAACTGGCGATGTTATGTCAGATGCTGAGCGTATGGTTATTGCTGCCAAGGTAGCACGTAAGCGTCTTAAGAATACAGAAGTTGATGCACTGTTGTCTTCCTCAAAGGGAAGCCAAGTTGCTATGGATATCTCTGCGTTGCAGGAATTGGCTGCAGATTACGGCATTGATATGACAGCAGCAGAAGCGCTTAAGCAGGTAACAATCGGCATTGGTCAGAAGAACTATCTTGAAAAGCAACAGGAACGCCTTAAGTTAATTGCTAAGAAAATGCACCCTGGTCTTGCAGACCATATTGATGCTGGTGGAACTGTTCTTGATATTGCAAATACATATGCTCGCGCAAAGTTTAATAAACTAGGCGTAGTAATTAAGTCACCAACAAAGGATAAAGACGTAATGGATGCTGTTGCTTCTGGTAAGTCAATAGCACAGTTTGATAAAGAGATGCAGGCTAATCCTATGTGGCGCTTTACAGATGAAGCACGTGAAACTGCTTCTGACTTCTTGGATACAATTGGAAGAATGTGGGGACGTGGTTAATGACTACTGCATCATATGGTTCTAATTTTCGTAGAGCAGAAGAAGCATCTAACGCTCAAGGCGTATCAAAGGCTGCTGCTGACTGGGCTCTAAAGAATGCAGAAAAGAATCCAACACCAGAGAATATTGCTATTGCCAAGGATACTTATAGGGCATATGTTGCTACAAATCCAGTAAAGCCAGTAGATGTAAATAAGGTAGTTGCAGAAGGCAAGGCTATTGCCGATACTATTCCAGCCACAATTGATGAGGCTAACGTAGCCATTGGTCAAGCCAATGTTGCTATGCGTGAAGCAGCAACTATTACTGGTGAAGTATTTAATCCACTAAAGACTGTATCTGGTGGCAAGACTGATACAGACCAGATTGATGCCTTTGCTTTGCTTGAAGCACAACTACGTCAGTGGAAACTAGATGACCTTGCTACTGCATTTATCTCTCTTGCTACTCAAGGATTTAAGCCACAAGAAGCAATGAATAAGATTAAGTATGACGGTACAATTAATCCAGCAACAGGTAAAGCCTGGAATGCTGATTACAATGCACGTTTTTCTGGCAACGTTGCTCGTGCTAAAAAGGGTTTAAACGTATATTCAGAGGCTGAGTACTTAGCACTAGAAGATTCATACGCTGATACAATTCGTAAAAATAACATAAACAATATTCTTAGCGCAGACTCTACCGCTAATCAAGCGAAGTTTGCTAAGTACATGGAGAACGGACTATCAGCAACAGAATTTGCTAGCCGTATTGATTCATTCTTTGAACGAGTAGAGAATATGAATCCTAATATTAAGAAGCAGTTTACCGCTTTCTTCCCTGGTATTACTAATACAGATATTGTAAGTTACCTAGCGGACCCAGAGAATACACTACCTGTACTTAACCAGAAGATTGCTGCTGCTGAAATTAGCGCATCTGCACTACAGGTTGGATTGGCTGCTACATCTAAGGAAATGGCACAAAGAATTGCTGGTGCTGATATCAGCGCTACACAAACACGAAAAGATTATGAAGAAATCGGTGGTTTCCTTTCGGATGCCGAACTTTATAGCAATATTTATCGACAAGAAAATATTAACTACAATCAAGAGACAGCCGAAAAAGATGTAATCCTTGGTGATGTTGAAGCAGGTAAAAAGCGTAAGCGCCTTGCATCAATGGCACGAGCAGGATTCGAAGGAACTTCAGGTCGCTTAAGAACAGGACAAACGTCGGGTAATAACGGCGTATTTTAAAATCCCTAGACGGACCGACTAGCCCCGTCAGGCGTATAAGACTAGGAGTAGAAGCCAGCCCATTTCCCCGAATGGTCACTGTGGTCTGCGAAACTAAACAACAATAGAAGGGTGGGTTGCTATGAGCAACAACAACAACTGGGATAATGATGATGACCTTGATATGTATAACGAGGTAAGCAGCGACGAAACGAATGGTATTAAAGACCTTCGTAAGGCAAAGCGAGCGGACGAAAAGCGTATCAAAGAACTGACCGAAAAGTTGGAGATGTTCGAACGCCAACAGCGAGAGTCAACAGTCAAGTCAGTCCTAGAATCTAAGGGAGTCAACTCCAGGGCTGCTCGTCTAATCCTTAAGGATTTAGATGAAGTCAGCGAAGATTCAGTTACAACCTGGCTTCGTGAAAACGGAGACATTGTCGGATACACCGAAGCAGAACAAACAGAGTCAAAGCCTAACGTGCGCGAGTTCTCTCGCCAAGATGGTGCAACTCAGTTTGCTGCAACTCCCGACGTTTCAGATGAATATGTTGATATGTTACAAAACTATGACGGAAACTCTGAAGAAGAATTACTATCCATAATCCAAAGCATCTCTAACAAGATGCAATAATTCAGAAAGAAGGCTTGCCAAATGGCAGATGCTTTTACAACCACAGGTAGTGGGTTAGGTACTAACCTTGTAACTTTAGCATACGATAAGTTGATTGAAACCAACCTCCGCGTATTGCCAAAGTTCCGCGAGATTGCTGACAAGAAGGTCGGCTCACTTACACATAACGGTTCTTCAATTCGCTTTCAGTTCAATACTGATATTGCGGAAACATCAGTTGCTTCAGCAACTCTAGAAGAGACTGTTGACACAGACTCAGTCGCACTACCAGCAACATCATACATTGATATTGCACAACTTGAACTTGGTCGCTCAGTGCTTCCAGTCAAGAAGATTAACCTTATGTCAATTGCTAACATCGACCCATGGGTCGCTAACGCAATCGGCTTCAACATGACAAAGACACTTGACAACGCTGTTGTTGCTAAGTTGGATGCAGGCGCGAACATCGTTCGTGTTTCAACAACTTCAGGAACACAGACAACATCAGGCGTTTACGAAGGTGTTGGAACAGTTGCTGCTAAGACAGCAATCACAGCAGCAGACACAATGAAGTCTGATGCAATCCGCCGCGCTGTTACAAAGATGCGTGCTGCTGGAGTTCAGTACAAGGCTGCTGGAATGTATGTTGCATACATCCACCCAGAAGTTTCTGCTGACCTTCGTACAGAGACAGGTAACAACGTATGGCGTACACCACATGAGTACCAAGCAGTATCACCACTATTCGGTGGAGAACTCGGCTCATGGGAAGGCGTTCGTTTCATTGAAACAGCAAACGCTACAAACACTCAGTCAGGTTCTGGCTCTTCAACAACTCAGACACGTGTGTACAACACATACGTAACAGGTGCTCAGGCACTTGCTGAGGCTGTATGGAAGGAACCAGGAATGGAAGTTGGAAAGATTGAAGACCGCTTCAACCGCTTCTCACCTGCTGGTTGGTATGGAATTATCAACTGGGCTCTCTATCGTACACCAGCATTGGTTCGTATCGAGACAGCAGCATCAGGTCGTCCAAACGCTTAATCAATAGTTTGACGGATAGGCAGGGGCTTTTAGTCCCTGTCTATCAGTAAACCTATTGGAGGAAAAATGCCTACATACAGATTCGAAACACCTAGAGTTCTTGAAAACCCTGGTGGAGATTATCACCCACTGTTTTCTCAGATTAAGATTCCAGTTGGTGTTACAGTTCTAAAGATTGATGGCGAATACTTCCAAGTTAGATATCCATCTTCTGAAGAATATGAAGCAGCAGATATTGCATATCTTGGCGGTATTACTCACACGGTAAGTGCAGAAGAAAAAGCAGATTTAGAAGCAGCAGGATACGAGGTAGATACAATTGCCTAAGTGTCAACACATTACAAGAGTAACTGAGTGGGGCTTCACAGAAGCCCATGACTTTCTTGCTACTGCATATGACTGCGTTCTTTGCGGTGAGAAAACATCTAAGCCATTTCCACATGAAGACCAGGTAGCAAGCATTGACCACACAGACTGTGATGCTAATCCTTGCTTTGGTTGCAAGGCTAGAGGACTACAACTAAATACTGGTGACGCTAATTCACAAAAGCAAATGTCAAACAAGAAGTGGAACGGCGAACTAGACGCTTATCGCGCAGCACGCGCTCAAGGTATTCAGCCTGCTGGAACTAGCATGGCTCATATTAAAGCAGCAGTTGAAGCATCTGACACAATGGGTAAAGCCTTTGATGCAGATACTGCTGGCACTACAGCACAATCAATTACCAAAGAATCAATAGCATCACTAACAGAAGTAGGAGCAATATAATGCCAATGTTTGGAGACAAGAAGTTCCCTTATACACCAGCAGGTAAGAAGGCAGCCAAGGCATATGCGGCTGGCGAGAAGATGGAATCCAAGTCTGAGAAGATGATGGAAATGAAAAAGGGTATGAAGAAGAAGGCTGTTAAGAAGTCTGCTAAGAAGGCTATGCCTAAGAAGATGGGCAAGAAGAAGTAATGAAAAAGCCAAAGCCAGCACCAGGTGCTAAAAGGCGTGGCACTCCAGTACCTATGCCTAAGAAGTCAGCGACTTCACCGCAGAGAGTTCGCACTACAACTGCAAAGAAACCAATGGCTGCTAAGCCAAAGAACAGTGGTCCAACGATTGTGTTTGGAGATGGAAGTACTGTTGGTCTAAAAGATATCGGTAAGGTAAAGCCAACACCAAAGGCTGTAAAGCCTAAGCCACTACCCATGACACCTAACAAAGAATATTTTAAGCGACAGAAAGATTATGTCGACTCAATGAAAAAGAAAAAGTAAATGGCATACACCAAGGCAGCACTCAGAGAGCGTTTAAAGAACCAGATTATGGCTGGCTCCAAAGGTGGCAAGCCTGGTCAGTGGTCTGCTCGTAAGGCTCAACTCCTAGGTCAGGCTTACAAGAAAGCAGGCGGTGGGTACTCAGGTCCTAAGACCAAGGCTCAGGCTTCTCTGTCCAAGTGGACTAAGGAGAAGTGGGGTACTAAGTCAGGTAAGCCCAGCACACAAGGGTCAAAGGCTACTGGTGAGCGTTACCTTCCCAAGAAGGCTAGAGAGGCTCTATCAGCCTCTGAGTACGCTAAAACCACCGCTGCAAAGCGGGCTGGCATGAAGCAGGGCAAGCAGTTTGTAAGACAACCAAAATCTATTGCAAAGAAGACGGCTAAATTCAGATGAAGAAAAAAGATTCTCGCCTAGCAAGGGCAGGAGTAGCAGGCTTTAACAAGCCTAAGCGCACTCCAAACCACCCAAAGAAGTCCCATGTAGTTGTTGCTAAAGAAGGTAACGTCGTTAAGACCATCCGCTTTGGACAGCAAGGTGTCAGTGGTTCTCCTAAGAAGGCTGGAGAATCTGCTTCATACGCGGCGCGTCGCAAATCATTTAAGGCGCGACACGCCAGCAACATTGCAAAAGGAAAACTAAGCGCCGCATACTGGGCAGATAAGGTCAAGTGGTAATATGGCAGCACCGTTAGTAGGCGCGGCAGCATTGGCTGCTGCAAGACTTATTGCAAAACAACTTGCTAAGAATGCAGTAAAGAAAACATCTCCTAAGGTTGCACGTGCTGTTGCTAGAGAAGCAGCAGGTCCTAAGGCTAAGGCACCTTTTGGCACCTATCGCAAGCCGTCTCCTAATTCTAGACCGCGTTTACGCGATACAGATAATACTCCACCCAACACAACTGTTCGTCAGATTGTTGGACCAAAGACTAAGTCTGGCAAAATGGTTGAAAAGAAGTATCCTCCTAAAACAAATACACAACCACCTGCTCGTACAAAGTCAGAACCTAAACCAAAGTTTGACCCTAGCAAGCCAGTAACATATAGCCGTAACCTTCCAGCAAATCCACGTCTACGTAATGTGGAACTAAAGCGTCGCGCTAAACTTCAGGCTGAATACAAGTCTGCTCGTGAGCGTCAGACTAAGTTGGCTGCAGAACGTGCCAAGAAGGTTAAGCCAGATGTAACGGAACTTCGTCCATCACAAGCAACAATTGAATCTCGCTTAGCATCTGGTTCTGAAAAGATTCCATTTACATCTCGTAATCAGGCTGGAACTGACCGTATACCAACTGCAGAACTTAAAAGATATGCACAGTTACTTCGTGAGAGTACTGTTAAGAAACCAAATGTTTCACCTGCTCAAATTTCAGGTGGTCGCGCTAGAGCGTTAACCCCAACTGCTGAGCGCAGGGCTGCAGCAATTAAGGCAGCACAGCAACGTGCTGTTACTAAGGCTAAAGCACGTGGCATGACAGATGCACAGATTAAACAAATGATTGCGCGAGCACGCCGTGAGGCTGCCACTATTGCAAAGAAGGCTAAATAATGGCATCAACCCTAGACGCACTAACTGACGAAGTAGTAATGAATCTTGCTGGCTATACGCTACAGCAAGACCGTACTACTCACTTGACTTCTCCTATTACTACAACTACATCTACACTAGCAGCACCTACTACGTTCTCATTGAACGCAGATGAAATTGGTTCTGGCATTGTTGAAATTGGCGATGAATTAATCTGGGTAGATTCATATGACCGAATCTCCAAGACAGCAACTGTCCCACCATATGGTCGTGGCTTTATGGGTACAACAGCAGAGACACACGTTGCTGGTGACCGTGTAGTTATTACTCCTACATTCCCACGCTCATCTGTTAAGCGTGCAATTCAAGATACTATCCGAGCCATTGGCTCTAGCATCTTTGCTGCTAAGAATACTTCCTTTACCTACAATGCAGTTGTAGATACATATGCTTTTACAAATCTAAACATCCAGAACATTCTGCGTATGTC